AGTTTTGCTATCTGCCTCCATGTAAATAGTAACGATAGGTCAATCCTTTGTTTCTCGCCTTCGGAAAAGGATGCATAATTAAATGTATCACGATGTCTGGATCGGATTGTTTCATTAAAGTTCTCGTCAAGGTGAAATGCAACAAAGAAGTCTAATATTTGTAGATATTGATTAATCAGTCTGTTCATTACAGGTAGATATTGCTTAATGACTTTGGTCTTGATACCAGTATCCTTTAACATTTCTCCTATAACTTCATTATAGGTTCTTTCTTCCAATACTGCAAGTTTTTGTTCTGATGCTTTGTCTTTTTGCTTTCTAAGCTGTGAAAGTTCTTTTTTGGCTACACCGGAATCTCCAGTCTGAGATGTAAGTGTATCTATTTCTTTTTGAACCTTGTCTATTTCTTTTTGCAATAGATTAATTTTCTCGTTATTAGAGTTAATCTTTTGTTGTCTTTGTCTTAGGGTATTTAATTGGTTTGCTATATTATAGCCTTCCTTTTCTACCGTAGTAGCTTCTTTCTTTAAGCTCTCTATGGACTGTTGAACATCAGATGCCTTAGACTTAATTTCTTTGATTTTAGATTCTTTAATAGTATCATTAATTTCTTGATCACAAGACGGACACTGATCATTATCCTCATAAAATCTAGCTTCTTGTACGAGAGATTTAATTTGATTATTAAAGTCTTTTTCTATAGATTTAACTTCGGCCATTTTTTCCATTATGGCTTTATTGGTTTTTTCCTCTTCTGATATTAAGGCACTTAAGTTTTTACCTAGGTTCTTTGATTCTTCAAAGGTTTCTTGTATATTTGATTTATAGGTTTCTATTGATTCCCTTTTCTTTTCTATCTGATCCTTATTTAAAGACTCTAAGCTCTTAATGTATTTGGACTGTGAATCAATCTTGGCATTACAAAGATCAATTGCATGAGTAGTTTCTTGCAGCTGGTCTTTGATTCGTGCATTATTTTCCTTTAATAAAGTATTCATTTTGGAAAAGATATTAATATCCAATAGGTCTTCAATTACTGACCTTCTAGACCATGCGGGAAGTTGCATAAAAGGTATAAATGAGCTACTACCTAATACCACCACCTGATGGAAAGATTTATGGTTTAATTTTAGAATATTAGTTTCCAAAAACTTTTGAAAATCTCGTACATTAGATGCTTGATTAATTTGATTTCCATTTTGCCAGATTTCAAACTTGTTAGGTTTAATACCCCTTACGATTTTAAACTCTGAACCACTTACATTAAACTCTATTTCTACGAGAGTTTTGCGCTTGTTAATGCTATTTGTTAGCTGATATTTACCTATATCTCTATGAGGTTTACCAAAGAGACCGAAAGATAATGCGTCTAGCAGCGTGCTCTTTCCAGCTCCATTCTGTCCTACGATGAGTGTTGAAGGTGATTTATCTAACTTGATTTCAATTGGGTCATTACCCGTGGACAGAAAATTCTGCCACTTACATGATTTAAAGTGTATCATACTACTTCCAGATTTTGTGCTTCTGTGTAAAGCTTCCTTAATTCAACTTTTAGTCTGTCTTTGTCTAGGTCAGTATCGACGGCCTCTACATATGAATCGAGTAGCTGTGTAGTATCTTCTAGGGAAACCTTCTCGTCTTCGACGCTTTCTCCCAAATACTCTTCAAAAGATTCTGCAATCTTGAGCTCGTATGTCTCGATATTCTGTAGTCGGTCAATGAATTGATCAAACATATACAGATCATTTTTATTTATAACAATTATTTTGATGAATTTCTTTTCAAATTGCTTGATATCAATTTTACTATAATCAGTCTTAGTATCATCATACACAAGCTTCTTGAATATAGTAATTGGATTCCTAACCGGTGTAATCTCTCGTGTCTCAGTATCCAATACATGGAAATGTTTAGGATCATCTACATCGGCCCAGGTAAATTCCATTTGTGATCCCAAATAGTGAATATTACCTTGAGAGGACTTTGTATGGAAATGGCCAGATAATACCATTTCAAATCGCGAAAAAATATCTGCGGCCATACCATGTGGATTAGGAACACCTACCATCATATCAAAGCCTTTTAATTCCAAATGTGCACCAATGACATCAGCTTTACAGTTTGAAAGCCAATCCATATATTCTTTATAATTGCCATTATTAATCCACGGAACCACACCAACTTTTAGCCCATCATAATCTAGGACTGTAGGTTTCATTACGATATTTACATTACTGGTGAAATAACCAAGCAGTTCCTTGAGAGAACACAATTCATTTGTGTTTTTGAAATAGACATCATGGTTTCCGGGAATAATATCCATGGTAATACCGGCATCGCGCATAGGCTCAAGAAAATGCTTACGATTAGCATTGAGTGCCTTAAAGTTAACGAATTTTCGGTGTTCATAATAATCTCCTAAATGTAATATATTTGTAATACCATGCTCTTTAAGATAAGGGAAGAATACATCTTCGTAAAATCTTTCTTGGTATTGCAGAAATATATCGCTTGAATTCCTAACACCACAATGAGTGTCGTTTAATATTGCTATTTTCAATCTGCGTATCTCCCATGATTAATTAAGTGATGCATTCTATGACTATGAATAGCCCATAAAAGTTTGATTAATGATGTTTCAGTATAAACACCAGATTTACATTCATATTTCCACATAATTACCCCATAAAGAGTTCTAATTTCTCTTTTGCCTTTTCTTGTTTTTCTTTCTGTTCAAATTCTTTTATTGCAGTATCTTTTTGTCTTACTACACTAATTCTTTCTCGTAGTTGATCCACATAAGCCATAGTTTCTTGTGCACCCTGACTGTCCATACCCATTGAAACAAAATCATCTATACCCATTTTTTCAATGAATCTAAATTTAATATCTTGTTGCTTTTTCTCTTTGGTAATTCTACGGATAAATGCATAGTAGCATATCTGCGTAAAATAAGAGAAGGCGTTTGGATTACCAGTTCGAGTAGCTGTAGTAATATCATAATTACCTATAGCTCTTAAACAATTTTCCACGGCATCCATGACCATTTCCTCACGATAAGTATATCGTACAAAGTTTGGCCTATGGGAAAGTCCTTCTGCAATTTTGATAAAGCATGAGGCGATGTAATCTGTAACTTTAGGTGTTGATTTACCTGCCTTTTTAGCCTTTAATACATTATTGCAATAATCGACTACCGCTAAGGAAAATTCTTTGTTGTTTACATAATGTGGTTTTGCTTTCGCTTTTGACATTTTTTAAGTCTCCATAATGTTCTATTATATCACATCCAACCTAGAATGTAAATACCTTTTTTTAATATTTTTTTCAAAAAAGTGTTGACAAATTCCGCTCAATGGTATATAATAATATAGTACCCCCGAGGGGAAAGAGGTATACCAATTAATGTATGGTATTCTTAGGGTCAACCTTTTCTGGTTCATCATAATATTCATCATCAATATAAGAGTTCTCTATTTCAGCCATGAGACTCTCTACTCTTTTTTGCACATCGGCCTTATTTGCAATAGGTGGCCGAACATTCTGCTGTAACACAAAATTTATATATGCCTCTTCAATATCTTTTGCAACAGGCACATGCTGAACTACTTTGTGTTTGAGTAGTTTAAAAACTTTTTGATCAGATAATGGAAACCAATTCTGAAACTGTAAGGATCCCATAATATTTATGTTCACTTGTATTGGTTTCTCTACTATATAACTATCCGGATTATTAACTGTTAATACAGCAATAATATCATCGCCATTATCTAGTTTAAATTGTCTTATATGTGTTTCCATTTATATATTTATATCATATAGCTTATAAGTGAACTTTTCCTTGGAATATATCTTAATGCGCTCTGCCGCATGATTTAAGGTATAATTCTTCTTTGACTTATAGTGTAAATCGTCTGCAATATCAAATACTTTAGTACCGCGGCCATCTTCTGATACTCTTAATCCTCTTCCGATACTTTGTAAAACCCTAATTTGAGACTTACTTGGTGAAGCAAAGATGATATTGTGTAAATTCCTAATATTAATACCAGTAGAAAAAGTGCCAATACTTGCGACGATAATTGCGTCTTTTTCTTTCTCGGTAATCTCACGGATAGATTCTCTGGTGTCGACATCTGTTTCTCCTGACACATAAAAAAGTTTTCGCGATTTTCTAGGTAATGCGTCAAACTTTTCTTGTAATTTTGTATGTAATGGTTTACCATGCTTTTCTACAAACTGAAATAATATCAGTGTATTACCATCCAAATCCATTGCTAGATTTGAAATAAAGTTATTACGAGGTTCATATTTTACTATGAAATCTATTTCAGCTTGATAATCGCCCTTGGTAACCTCTCTACAATATTCTTCTTTATATTTTAAAATTAATACATCAACATTTAAATCAGCTAGGGCTTTTTCTTCGATAAGTTTCTTTGTTGTCGTAACCTTATAAACTGGTCCAAATAAACCTTCCAAAACCAGCTGGTGTGTTTGTGTACCATCGAGGGTACCTGTTGTTCCAATTCTGTATTCTGCATTATGACATTTCTCTAAAATTGCTGTAAGAGACTTTGCTTTAAAATTATGGGCTTCATCACCTATAACCATTCCAAAATCTTCAAACCATGGTGTCTTTAATTTATATATTGATTGCCATGTAGTAATAATAACTCTTTTATCTATTCCAAATTTTTCTCTGCCAGAATAAATCCTATGGCATTCATCTTCGTGGTTCCATTCATCAGTCTGTGAATAATCTCCAAAGTCAGAATACATCTGTTCTACCAAAGATGTGGTAGGAACTACAAGTAAAACATTACCATCATTACTATCAAGGAAAGCTCTGATAGCCATGTAAATAACAAGGGATTTACCTGATGCAGTTGGAGATAATAACAGAGATTTTTTATGGGAAAGTGCATGTTCAAGTGCCTCTAATTGATAATCACGGGGTGTAATTTTTTCGCCTGATGCTGTAAGTGATAGACCATTAATTATATAGTCAATATCGACTTTTTGTAAGGAATCTGGTCTACCATATGCTGTAGGCTCTATAACAATATTATACTCACGAGCTTCACAGAACTCGCAAAGATATTTGTATAAGCCGGTATATAGTGTTTTTGCTCTTTGATCAAAGAGTCTAATTTTGCCATCCCACATACGATTTTTGTACGCGGGCATAAACCTATACCCTGGTACAAAGAAACAGAAGTGTTCTATTAACTCTCGTTCAATGCTAGGTTCACAATCAATGTGTAAAAATGTTTCGTTCTTTTTCTTAATTATAAGAGTTTCCATCTTACATTTACCACAGTTCGTACCTATTAAATGGTATTTATCAGTGTCTCCAGTCTTAACATTGTTACAAACACAAAGATACATTAAATTCCACTAGTGAACTTTCTCCATTCGATCATGTTTTTGATATTCTGATGTCTCCATTTCACATTTTCTAGTATTTCTTTTAATGTGCTACAGAGTTCTTCAAGGTATTCGATTTTGGCTTGATGTTCTTGAATGATTGGGTCGGCATCATACCATTTATCCATATCCCCTTTTAATACAGTAAGGCCATTAAGTGGGTCATATTCCCAACCTCTACTGTCCATTTCTTCTTGGGATAATTTACCATTATAGTGCATAAACTTATCTCGTAATAAAACCTTAAATTCTAGGTTTGCTTTTTTAAGCTTAAGTCTATTTACACTTAATAGTTCTAGGTATTTACCGTGTAATTTTGCTGATTGTCGTGAGGCTTCGTCCAATGCCATTTCATCAATGACACTATCCTTTTTCCACATTTCTAAAATTTGCTCTAACGTATTCATAATGTATATTATATCACGCCCTTATGTAAAAGTAAAGTGTTTTGTTATACAAATTCCATAACAGTATATGCAAAGGTTGCTGTAGCTTGAACATAAGCAACTTCTGCCTGTTGTGTACTAAAATCAAAACCATCTAAAGCTACAGGAAATACATCTGTAAACTTAATCTTTTTATTAGGGTTATTATGAGATGTTAGAATAATCAATGTAGCATCTTCCGATTGGTCCTCTTTAGAATTAATACATCGATGCATCCAATCAAAGGTTTCAATGTAATTTTCCATATTTTCTGTTACATTAAATGTAATAGCAAGATCGCCAAACTGTAACCTATCACCTGCTAATGCAAGATTGACACCTCTATATGGTACAGGTGATTCTGCTAAGTTTAAAGTTGGTAGTGTAACCTGTGTGCAAAAATACTCTATATTAGGATATTTCTGTCGGTCGATTGTAAACTGAAAGCCTGTAGGACTTAAAAAGTTTTTATTTAAAGTTAAATTTGCCATATTACTATTTATACAAGTTAGATTTTAATCTAAAGAAAAGGGACTCCGAAGAGTCCCTTTAGGTGAATCAAATTAATGATATGGTTTACACCATGATGTCATCAATTCTGAAGATTCTGAAGTAAGGGTTAGCCCTGTTAGTACCAACACCGTCAGCAGCGACGAATGGGTTAGCAACCATGCCATACCTTGTTTTGAATCCAATTCTAGGTTGGAAATCATCTTCACCAATGGCTTTAACCATTGTCAAAGGAACGTATGGGCAATAGAACATACCAGCATCGTAAGGATTAGATCCTCTGTATCCTACACAAGCGAAGTCGCCTGTTGCATATGGATCGATGTAGACTTTCATCTTACCGTTAAGAACACCAGCAAAAGTATTACCAGTATCATCAACATTTAAGTCAGTTGAAAGTGCAGGTGTGTAGTCCATTTGACCAGCAGCTGCAAGAGCAGAAGCAACATCAGAAGAACAGATTACAAAGTTACCTTTTCCTCTTCTTGTTTCTTTTGCAATTACGTTAGCTTCTCTTTCGAGTTGCATGATAAGCCCTTTGAATCTTTCAACCATCCATCTACCATCAGAGTCAGTGTTGACATCGAAGATACCAGAAACGGCTGTTGAAGATTGTAAAGCACCGATTTTAGCTTTAGTTAAAATTGTTCTAACAACTTCTCTGTTAATCTCTGCGAGAATTTCAGAAGAAAGGATGTTAGCCAATTCGCCTTCAGCGTCAAGACCATGAATAGCTTTAAGGTCTTGTGCTAATTCCATTGTGTACTCAGCTTTTAGAGCACGTGATTTAGCTGTAACAGTTGATTTCTCGATTGAGAATGCCATCTCACCGAATGAACCGTCACCAGTTTCGCCACGACCTAATCTCTCAGCAGCTGCTGTTGAAAGACCAGAACCGAATGTTGAAACTGTGTCAGCTTCATCACCGATTGTTCCGTCTGTGTCAGCATCTGTTACACCAACTAAACCTGTAGGATCAGCTTGGTGTGTACCTGTTCCAGAGAAGTCTGTATCAGCTTCATCAAATAAAGCCTCAGTTCCATCCTGAGTTGAGTACTTAGATTTCATTGCAAAGATAAGTCCTGTAGGACCAGTCATAGGTTGTACACCTGCGATATCGTATGCAATAAGGTTAGGCATTGCTCTTCTAACTAAAGAAATTAATACTGGGTCGAAACCAGCAACATCACCAGCAGTAGCACCCATACCTGCGCCAACAGCGTTAGCAGGAGCGGCTTCTGTCATGAAGTTACCTTGCATTGTATTTCTTTCTTCTCTTAGAGCAATCTCTTGGTTTTCCAAAAGTCTGGCTGTAACAGCTTGTCTGTATCTGTCCTTAATAGGAGCAGCACTTTCATGCTCGAGTACAGGACCCCACTTTTGAATTAAGTTTGCGTCTGCATTAAACATTTTTGTTTTTCCTCTAAGTTAAAAATTACTTATTAAATTTGGTTATTGCTTGAGTATATCTAGCCATCGCATCTGATAAGTCAACGTTTGGCTCATCATTGCCCATTAAACTATCTACCTCGTCCACTGATTCTTGGATATCACCTTTGAAGTATGATTCTTTAACAGTTTTAACTTTGAGTTCAAAATTTTCTCTGTTATCGAATTCAATATCTTCTACAAGTGAAGCCAATTTTTCAGCTTCTGTTTCAGCAAGTCCAGAAGATTGTTCTCTAACTACTTCTTGCTTTTCAAAGTTTTGAACAGCTTGAAATAATTTGATATTATCTTCTGTAGATTTGTTCAAAGATTCCTCTAGCTCTGTGACCTGAGATGATAAATCATCGACAAGATCAGCCTTGCCTTCAGGAACTTCGATATAGTTTTCTTTGAATACTTTGTGTAAAGAAGTCATGAACTCTTCTGCAATTTCTGTTCTTAGACCATTTTCAATTGCAACTTCGTTCTCTTTCATCCAATTTTCAACAACATATCCTAAGTATGAATCTACTTTTTCAATGAGTTGAGTTTGAATGTCAGAAACTTCTTCTTCTAGATTCTGCACATATTCAGACTCTAGTCTATCCACTTCTTGAGCAAGTTTAGATGTTAATACTGCTTCAAAGATTGCTCCAGCCTTTCCTCTGAAATCATCAGAAAGTGTAGCCTCTTCTGCAATAAGGGTATCTAAATCTTCATCAAAATCAACAGCTTCTACTTTTGCTTTCACTTTAATTGACTTGTCTTTGTCAGACTTGCCTTGTGCTTTAATAGCAGCATCTACTGATTTAATTGAATCTTCCTCAGAAGTTTCATCAACTTTAGCCATTTTAGCAAATAGCTTTTGTGCATCCTCTTTTCGAGCGGCCTTTAACATTTCTAAAGCTGCTTGAATAACACCTGCTTTGGTTTTAGGGACTTGGATTTCTTTCACGGGTTTTTTCTCCTCGTGCTCTTCTTCTTCGTCCTCATGCTCCTCTTCCTCTTCGGATTCGGATTTTGCAGTTGCTTTCTCTTCAAGCTCCTCAGTTTCCTCGCTGACTACTTGTTCTTCATCAACGAGCTCTTCTGATTCCTCTTGAAGTTGCTCTTCAGAAACTTCTTCGACTAGCTCTTGGTCTGCTTTTATATCGTCGATTGACATAAGTTTCTATCTCCTATTATTTAGAGTTTACAAGTTTAGAGAGGAAATGTTTAAAAGCTCGAATCTCTACTTCAGGTCTCACTGAACGAGATGCGCTTCTTATTTCAGTCTCAAGTTTTTCAATTTCTTGTGCCTTAAGGATTCCATTATCCCAAACCCATTCTACACCTTCCATGATGCCATTTACAAAGGCTTCAGGAGCGGAAGGGTCTTGGACTATGTCAACGGTTGATAGCATAAAATCACCACCAACATGTTGAATACCTTTCTTAGATACAAGACTTCCCATACCACGACTTGATACACCAAGCTTAACTCCACCATCAAGTAATCCTTCAACTATTTGACCCATCGGTGTTTTTAAAATTGATGCCTTTCCAACAACATTACTTCCTTCCCAGCGGAGATCCGTAATTTTGTGTGAAACTTTATCAAGATTGATAGTCGGTCCTTCTGGGTGATTTAATTCACCAACCGCTCTACCAGTCTTAACTTGTTCTGTAACGTATTTTTCTACTGCGGCTTCAAGTACTTTCTTTTCATATACTCTGCCGTTGCGGTTTTTCTTATCCGCTTGCATAAATACGCCTTCGATGGTAAGTTGTTTACCACCGTTTTTTGATTGTTCTTCGATAACTTCTAAATCGGTTTCTACATATTCTGTAATAAGTCTCATTCGATTTCTTCTCCCATCAGCTTAATAAATTCTGCAGCTGATTTCTCGGCTTCTTTCTCATTTCTAAAGTTATCGTCAAGTTTTTCTCCGTTAATATATACGGAAAACTTGTTGCTTTTCTTAGCAATAACAACATCAAGTTGTTTTCTTTTACCACCTCGATATTGCTTTACTTGTTTTTCCCCAGAGGCTAGTTTTAAAGCTTTCTCTCTGAGTTCAATAAAAGAAACCATTTTATTCCTCTGAATCTGTTTCCTGTGTTTTATTTACCATTTTAGATGCTAATTCAATCTTTTTAGCATCTAATGCGTCGGTAATTTTTTGGCCCATAACTGCATCAAAATTCTTTTGTGCACTTACATTATCGCCATTTTTCAAATCATTTACAAAATCTTCTATTGACATATTATAATCCTCTTGTTATATATTTATAAACTTTTGTTCCTCATTAACCAAATCTTGGATCATCTGGATCAGGCATATCGTTTTCGCCGTCTTTGTTTTCTTGATCGATTTGTGCTTGTATTTCTTTAATATCTTCATCTGTGAATCGTAATACTTGTTTACGCACCCACTCATTAGATATAAATTTACCCACATATTCATCAAGTGAACTTAGCATTTCAAAACGCTCTCTCCAAATCTCTGCTTCTTTTAATTCAGCAAAGTAATTATCCTCAATGTAGTTAAATTGGATAGATTCTTTCCATTCGCTCCAATCTTCTTTTGTACAAATACCTTTTAAAAGTAATTGTGTTTTAAGTAATTGCATGAATAAGTCAGAAAATCTTTTTCTTAGTCTATCAATAAACTTTTTAAACTTAACTTCGTCTCTTGATATTTCAGAAGCTCTTCCTAAACTAAATTGGGCTTCTTGTTCTAAACGGTTAATTGGAACGTTGAGCGCCCTGTAAAGTTTCTTTTGGAAGTAGATGATGTCATCAATTTGCCCGAGGTTTTCTCCCCCTGGTAATGTTGATATTTCTGTACCTCTGCCACCCTCTCTACGCGGTAGGAAGAAGTCTTCCAACATCGACATGTGCTTACGATCATCTTTAATGTCTCCTGTCTTAGCATCATAAACGAGTTTGTTACGATATTGGTTCATAATACCTTTGAGGTATTCTTCTGCCTTACCTTTTGGCAAGTTACCAACATCAATATAAAATATTCTTCGTTCTGGTGCTCTTGAAATTCTGTAGATAACCACAGAATCTTCCATCATTCTTAATTGATTCACAGGTTTAAGAGCTTTATTTAAATAAGAAAGAACTCTTTTTCTCTGTGGATCCATAACTCCAGATGTACAGAATGCAATTGCATCTGGATAGATTTTTAGCCCTTGGTTTGCAGCACTCATTTCCTTGTCTTGATAAAGGAAATATTCTTCTGTCTTTTTAATGATTTTTGCACCAGTCTTAGGATCTGTATCTTCTTCGACTTCTTTTACTTTTCTAAGTTTAGTCGGATCAATATATCTTAGTTCTTTGATCCCTTTATTGGGTGCTTCAGGGTTAATAATAATGTGATAGGGTAATCTACCATCAACATACCATTTTCTAAAAATGTCATGCGCATATGTATTAAAATTAAGTAATTTCAGAATATGAAAAAACTCATCCCCAATGGATTTTTTAATTTTATCTGAAATTTCTACTTCATCTAATACAAGTTCAACTGGTGTATCATCGTGATCACCTACAATTGCTTCGTTTACAATATCTTCAATTGCTGCATCACACTCTGGTTGTGTAGCAATATCTCTATATTTGTAAATTAATTCAATGTCTGTCTTGGCCTTATCGCCATCAATGTCGATATACGCACCAAAATGCCCACCTGCTTGAATGACGCCAGCGCCATCGTCAGATGTTTGTGGTACGAAAGAAATAGCCTGTTTCTGATCAGATGAACCAGTTTTTCTTTTTATCTCGAATCCAAAAAATTCTGCCATAAATTTATTCCTATATTATCGGAAGGGTATTTCTACCCTTCCTTTAATATTTATATACCTACTAGGTAGTGGTGTTTGACTCCCAATACTGAACTTGTAGCTCAACAGTAAATTCCTCAATCACATTTTCAGTCTCATAGTTTAATTCTATAGGACCAATATTGGTTGGGAATGTACCTCTAAAGTCGTATCTTTTTACAGATTCTCCTGCTTTATCGAGTTGTTCTACAATCATGTCTGCCATATAGTCAGTTGGATTTGCCAAGCCAGTATTATTGTTATGTTCATTAATACCGTTACTCCATCTTTCGAATGCATCTCTTACTGCAAAATTGGTATCATTAAGTATAGTTACAGTCCAGTTTTCAAATGTTCTGTCTCCAGCCATTTTTAATGTTCTACCTCTAAACTTAACTTCCATAGGTGCAATAATTGAAGCTGGTAATTGAGCAGCTTTACATAGGAAAGAAGTTAGTTCAACATCTCCTTGAGCGTAACTTGGAAAGTTACAGGTAACCTTGAACATATTGGCTCTTGCACCGCCACCGGTCAGCTTAGATTTAAAATCGTCTACGCCTAAAATTGCCATGTTATCCTCCTATTATCCGCCGGCGACTTCAGAGAAGTCGACCCCAGTTCTTGTTGCAATGAAATTAAGAGTAATGAAGTTAATTGATCTTGCAGGTTTGATGAAGATATCTGCAACAAATCTGTTTGAGTCAATAACTTGGCCTGTGTTATTTGTTTCGTCACAAATAACTAAGAAGTCTGTTAAACCTCTTCTACCTTTTACATCTCTTAAAAACGGCTCAATTAAATTTCTGAATTGAGCTCTTGTGAATTCGTCATTGAATTCGAATAATTGTGCTTTAGCAGCAGTAGAAATTGCTTTTTCTAACACAATAAACAATCTTCTGACATTGATTCTATCAAATGCACTTGGTCTTGACAGTAGAGTTTTATCTCCGAAAAGCATTGTTCCTTGCCCAGGGAAAGAAACAAGTGGATTAATCCTTGACTTATAAAGAGTATCTCTATCTGCTTTCTTAGGATTCCATGCAAGTTTTGTGACACCTAATAGTTGACCTCTATTCACACCAGCAGGTGAGAACCAAGAATCAGCCACATTGTCAGCATTTGCACAAAGACCAGCAGTAAGACCAGCAGATCCAATCCATCTGTATACATCATTGTACTTGTCATACACATATACTGCACCTGAATCAAGTGAAGCATAAGATGTAGAATTTAATGAATCAGCATATGCTTTAACATCAGTAACAGCTGTTGAGTTGTTTACTGAATCTTCGATTGGAGGCGAAATA